GAGGATTGAAGACCTCAGAACAATCAGCGCTAAAACAGAAAATCAAGGCCAGTTTATGTCGCAGTATGCGTATAAGCCGGCCTTTTTGCTACATGGTTGTGCAGGCACGGGCAAGACTTTCATAGCATTATATCGCGCACTGGAAGAAGTAATGGACAAGGGCTCGACCAGAGACAAAGTAATTATAGTTAGGTCTGCTGTGCCGTCCCGTGAAATTGGCCATTTGCCAGGCGACCAAGATGAGAAAACTGAGGTGTATAGCGCACCCTACCAATCAATGTGTCAGGAACTTTTCCCAACGAAACAGCAACCGTATCAGAGGTTGATAGAACAAAAGTATTTGGATTTTATGTGTACTTCATTTGTCAGAGGTATTACATTAGACCATGCTGTTGTCATCGTTGATGAATGTCAGAATCTAAATGACATGGAAATCAATTCCATAATGACAAGGGTAGGAGTCAATACAAAAATAATCTTTTGTGGTGACTTTCGGCAAACGGACCTTTACAAGAGGAACGATTTGTCAGGACTTAAAAAGTTTATGGTAACCGTTGAAAATATGCCATCCTTCTGTTCCATTGAATTTGGTTCAGAAGATATAGTCAGATCAGCACTGGTCCGGGAGTATATTGAGGCCAGAATGAAATACGAGGACGATTATCTCGTAAGTGCTTGATTTATAAGCGCTTTTAATTTTACCAATAAAATCAAGCACTTACGTCAGAAATGGCCTAAGTGCTTGTTTTCCTTAGGCCAAAAAGGGCTTGACTTTTCCTCAGATTCGTGTATAATATCACTTATAAACTGATAAATTAACTTGTGAGGAGATGTTTATGAGTAGTAATACAGCAAAATTGTGTGAACTTATTGTGAGTTTTCATCACGCAGTCCGTAACCCTGAGAACTTAGACGAGCGCGGCCGTATCAACTGGAACTTTGTGGATGCCGATATTCACATGGACGCAGGCGAGGCAGGCCAGGATGTACCTGAGGAGTGGTATGGTATATTCAACGATCTCGCAGATGATTATGAATTTCAACAGCTAGCAAAGGAGTCTGTGTAATGTGGAACTTAGAAGGTATGCGTGTTAAAGGTCTTTATCTTAACGGTGACCAGCCCGTCAGCGGCAAAGTAACCCATAGCCGTGTTTGTTACGGTGGTGGTGTCTCTCACCATATCAAACTGGACGAAGGCTTCCAGTGGAAAAATGCCGCTGGCAAGGTTGTTATCAGTCGTAACGCTGGTGAGTGTGTTATTGTTGACCACAAGTATATTACGGAGGTGCGTGACTAATGCTAATCGTTACTGATGGCTATCAATCCCAGATTTTTTCTTGTCACCAAGAGGTCATAGATCAGTTAGGTCAAGATATTTTTGACGCACTGATGAATGATGAGCATTCGCAGTTTTCAATGAGATATGTTCACTAATGGCTAAAGAAGGTTACTACAAGTTTCCGACCCCTACGAATCCGATTGCTGAACTAATCAAGCGCCGTCGGTTGCAGGTTCTTGTACACTCCTGCATCTACTATACTTTAGATGACAATATTGTACCTGACCATATTTTTGATGGGTGGGCAAGAGAACTTGAGCAGTTAATGAAAGATCACCCTGATGCCTACAGTGATAGGTTTGATTATGCTTTTGAAGAATGGGACAGCTCCTCTGGTTTTAATTTACCAAACCGAGATCCTTGGATATTAAATAAAGCACAATGGTTGCTTAAAAATAGGTAAGCACCCTTAGCTCAATCGGATAGAGCAACGGCCTTCTAAGCCGTAGGTTGCAGGTTCGATTCCTGCAGGGTGTACCATAAAATCTGCGGGCAACGCGCACCCAAGTACATTCCGGACACTGTATTGGTTGGGAAAACTGTTGCACTAATTTGTATAAGTAATTGTATGAGTAAAACAATAATTTTAGTAGGATGCAGTAGACCCGGTTCATGGGCGGAAGGCTTTTATGATATGCTCATAAAAGAAAAACATACTGTACACCTTTTATCCCAAAAAGATTATGGTAAACCAAATACCACAGTCATTGATTGGTCAGACCCTGTTGAAGCAGTAAAACAGTTTGAAACCTTGATTGAGGATATTACGCACATTGATCTAATACTCTTTAACCAACGCGGAAATAATTTTCCTTCTACAGATAATCATTTTACTAGTAGCGCAAAAAAAGAATTTAAATTTTTACACCAAACCTTAGAAAAATTTTATGATAACTACAATACAAAAGTCATAATACCTCATCTTATGACAATATACGCTTTAGATAAAATGGATGAAACTAGCTCCGTAGTTTATGTCTCATCTGGCATGGGTTTTGAAGTTCCCAGGCCTCACCATCCTTCCGCTACCGGATATGCAGCAGAGTGTGCTTCGCTAAATCAAATGATGTTTGGTTTTGCAAAATGTAATGATAAGAAAGCAAAATTTGCAGCTTTGATGCCTATTTTTGATTATAACGACAAAAAACAAATTAAAAATGTAACCAAATACATTTATGAAACCATTATGAATACGGGAATAAATAATGGAGAATTTATTTACACTGACTAATGTTTAACAGAATAGAAATAGATTTAAAAATACCCGAAGCAGAAGTTACCGAATTCGGTAGGCATTATCGTACACCTGAAGGAAAGTTATATCCTTCAGTTACCACCGTTATGTCATATCACACCAGAGAGGCTATTAAAGCCTGGCGTGAACGTGTCGGTGAAGAAGAAGCTAACAAAATCAGCAATCAAGCAGCTACGAGAGGCACAAAGATACATGACTTGTGCGAGAACGTGTTGCTGAACAAAGACACTGATACAAGTAATCTCAGTTTGTTAGATAAACAGATGTGGGATCGCTTTCGCCCTGTGTTGAATAACATAGACAACATTCACGCAATCGAGGACCCACTTTACAGTGACCATTTAAGAATGGCTGGGCGTGTGGATTGTATTGCTGAATGGGAAGGTAAACTGTCAGTTATTGACTTTAAGACCTCACGCAAAAGTAAAAAGAAAGAATGGATTGATAATTACTTTATGCAATGTACTTCATACGCTATTATGTTTGAAGAAATGACAGGTATCCCTGTCCCGCAAATTGTCGTTGCTATAACAGTAGAGGATGAGTTTCCTCAAGTCTTTGTTGAAAAACGTGACAATTATGTAGAGAAATTATTAGACTTACGTTTAGAGTATGAAAGGTTTGAAAAATTATATGCTAATGTCAGATTCCCCTAGTGATTTAAGTGTAGCTTATCTTTTAGAAAGAGCTAAAAATTTATCACCCAACAAACCAGCAATAACATTTGAAGATGTTACATATACTTGGCAACAGGTCTATGATAGAGTAGTTTCTCTTTCTTGCTATCTAAAAGATAGAGGTGTTTCGCCTAAAGATAGAGTTGTTTTCATAGGAGAAAACTCTAACAAATATATTGAACTTATGTTTGCTTGCTCTTTTATTAATGCTATAATTGTCCCTGTTAATTTTAGATTAGCTGAAAGAGAAATAAAAGATATTATTCAGGATTGCGATCCTGCTTTGGTTTTATATGATATTGCTGACGGTTGTTATGAATCTGTTTCAGATATTCCTGAATTTCATCCGGGAATAAACGAAGATATCTACGGTATAATTTATACAGGAGGAACAACAGGAACTCCTAAAGGAGCAGTCATCACTCACAAAGCCATGTATATTGCTTCTATGGCTTTTAATTTGACTTTTAATCTTAATGGTGATGAAACTTCTTTAATATCATTGCCATTGTTTCATATTGCTTCTCATAATAGATTCTTTGCTTCAACTTTGTTACAGTCACATTCTGTTATAATGCATAAATTTGAAACAGAAAAGTTCCTACAAAATATAGAGAAACATAAAGTAAATGTTTTTATTGTTGTTCCTACCATGTCTCAAATGTTATTAGACTACAAAGAATTTTTAAATTATGATACAAGCTCGGTTAAAATATATCAAAGTGGTGGTGCACCTCCTACTGAAGAACAATTAGAAAAATTAAGAAAGTTTTTCCCAAATGCTAAAGTTCTTAATAATGTAGGCATTACTGAATGTGGTGGTACTGTTTTATTAGACGGCAAACCCGTTACAGGAATACAAGTAAAAATTGAAGAAGGAGAACTTTTAGTAAGAAGTCCTTATATGATGCGTGAGTATTGGCAGAAACCAGAGGAAACATCTAAAGTCATAAAGAATAGTTGGTATCACACAGGAGATGCTGTGCGAAAAGAAGGTGACAGATATATACTTTGTGGTCGAGTTAAAGATATGTTTATATCGGGCGGAGAGAATGTTTATCCATTGGAGATTGAACGTGTTTTGATGAGCCATCCAAGTGTCAAACAGGCAGCTGTCGTTGGCATTCCAGATAAAAGGTGGGGTGAAGTGGGTTGTGCTTTTATTGTTGGCAAAAATGCAGACTATGTTAATTATTGTCGAAAATATTTAGGTGATTTTAAAGTACCGAAACAATATCGCTATGTAGATGAGTTGCCATTGACTTCTGTTGGGAAGGTTGACAAACAGGCATTAAAACTGTTATAATATAAATATTGAATCTAACGGAGTATTGTATGAATAAGTTTCTTATTTCTACAGCATTGTTAGCAGCGGTTTTACTCGCTGTAAAAGTATTAGTGACAGAAGAAGTATCTGCGGTACAGGTGGAGCCTATCAATATAGAGTTTAAGTTTGATACTGGTCCATTATATAGAGATGTAGAATGTCTCGCCCAAAATATTTATTTTGAGGCAAGAGGCGAACCACACACTGGCCAAGTGGCTGTTGCTTATGTGGCGTACAACCGAGTAAAGGATGATAGGTATCCTGATACACTTTGTACTGTTATTAAGCAAGGTCCTATATCACCTTGGTTTCTGATGGAACATGACAGAATAGTTCCTATACGAAACAAGTGCCAATTTAGTTGGTGGTGTGATGGACGTAGCGACCAACCAAAAGATATGTGGGCATGGGGTCGTGCTATGGACGTAGCTGCAGGTGTTATAAATCATAAGTATGAGGATCCTACTAACGGTGCCTTGTGGTATCATAATGATGAAGTAGATCCTGATTGGGCAGGTGCTATGGAGGTAACTGCCAAAATAAACAAACACACCTTTTACAATATGGAGTAGTAAGTGAACTTAGAAGTTATTACAAACGATTTTATGGCAGAAAAACAAAAACCAACTGACACATTTTTAATCACAAAACAATTTAGAACACCTGCTGAATTTTCTCAACACATAGAACAAACAGCAGTAAGGACTCAATCTTCTTGTATGGATATTTTGATAGACTATTGTATAAAACATGAAATTGAAGCAGAGAGTCTTTCTAAAATTATCAATAATAGTTTAAGGTCTAAGTTAGAAGCAGAAGCACAAGACTTGAATTTACTTAAGGTTAAGAGTAACAAATTACCTTTCTAATGACTGCTTTTGAAGTCTACAAATTATATGCGGCTTTACGGTTGCACTTTACTGATCCTAAGTATGATATTACTGTTACTAAGGGTCGTATAGGTAACCTAAGAGCTTCTTTTGAGAAACGAAAAGACACGCAACATATGTATAAGTTAGCAAACACTTATACACGCACAGAAGTTATAAACATTCTTGTGGCCAACTTTATCACAGGCGATAATACGGCCAACATCTATACAGGTAATTTTGTAGATAATTACAAAAACTACTTGACAAGACGTAAAAGAATGTTGTATACTTTAGATACAGACTTAGATAATATCTTATTCAGGATGGAAAAGGATGAAATTAAGTCTTGTATGGAAGGGCAACACCCACTAATCTTCAGGATGTACATGGGTGGGGATATACAACTTGAAACACTTGTTATTATGGAAAAACTATATCCTTTTGTTGAAGATTATGCTAGTGACTTTGTATTGGAACACATTTGTTTACTAGTAAAAAAGTATAACCCCTTTGTTATAATAAACAAAGATGAAGTAAAACAGAGATTTGAAGGTAAAATTTCACAATGTCTAAATCAGTAAAAAGAAAACCTGAAGAAAAGAAAATTCATAGGGTTGGAAAAGAACATCCTGAGAGGCAACTCGATCAGGAACTAAGACGTATAAATAGTATTGAGGATCTAGATGATTTAGAGCTGGATGAAGTCCTCGAAACATATACAACAAATACAACGCAAACACATTAATACAACGCTATATATCGCACATAAGGAGAAACATATGTCGTTCAATTCACTTTCAGACCTTCGCAAAGCTCGTGGCAA